TCATCGTAATATTCATCCATAAGAATGGTGCAATATTTCATGTCGCGCTTACCAACTCGATTGGCGACCGTGCGATTTGTTATGCCAATCTTATACAGCGGTTGCGTCCTGGGAAAATCAAAGCGGAGATAATATAAGCGCCCTGACTTGTTTGGATTGTAGCCAAACTTGGCACAGTGAACACAGCGCCTTCCATTCCTGAAATGTGGCCAGGTCATAAAATGACGATGGCCAGACGGGCAAAGAAATTCAAGCTTTTTGTAAGCGCCTTCATATTCACCGATCAATTGATATCCTTCCGCTTCAAATGACTTTCTAACATCCAAGTGTTCTACAACTTTCCCCATGCAAATTGCACATTTGTGTCCATGATTAAAGTTATCAAAACTCATAAAGTTTTGATGACCTTTGTTACAAACAACTTCAAGCTTTTCTTTGGCTCTTTTATATTGACTTATTAACTTGTATCCACTCGCTTCAAAACAAGCTGCCACAAAATCATGTGACAAGGCTCTGGCTTCCCCCATCTTCTTCATAGAGCACTTTCTACATCTGTGGCCAGAATTAAACGAATACCAGCAAACATTGCCTTTATGTCCATTAGGGCAAATGTAGTCAAGTTTTTGGCGAGCATTTTTATAAACACTTAGCAGTTTATACCCTTCAGAAGAAAACCCTTTGCTAACTTGGGCAACGTCAACAAAACGGCCAGCGCAAAAAGCACATCTTTTTCCACGCTTGAATGAGTGGAAAATCATGGAATGCTCATGACCTGCGGGACAGCGATACTTAAGCTTTTCTTCGCTATTCTTGTATTCACTCAATAACTGATAGCCCTCTTTCTCAAACTGGGCTTTTACAAACTCATGTGTTAGCTTCTTAGACATGGTGACAAACCTCTGATACAGGTGTTACTGCCCTTGGGTATTCCAGTACCGCGAAGGGCTTTTGATTTAGTATTCCCAGTTAAAAGCAATTAATTTCCGTTTTTAGAGCTTAATTGCCGACTCAACTTCGCATAACTCGCTTTATCCCCACGACTGCCCACCTGTACGATTGCCAACTGTGACCCCAGGGCTTCCCGCTGCTGCTCTGTCACAGCCTGGGCGTACCACTGGATCTGGTCCAGCGTCATGCTGCGGATATCTGTGAGGGAGAAGCCTCCACTGACGAGATGGGCGATCGTTCTGGTGAGCTGGTTTTTGGCTGGGGTGGGGCCATTTTTGCCGTCACTTTTTGCAAAAAATCGTTAATACAGACCTCCCAGATTGCGCTTATTAACGCCACCGTAGACTCTGCATCCAGCCCATCAATTTGCTCTTTATCCTGGGCATCCGTGCAGGCCATCACCAGAGTATGGAGTGCAGCACACCCATCGCGGGAGAGCAGGTACAGCAACACCCCAAAATCGACTTCAGCGCTGCCATTCTCAAATCTGATTGCTGTACCCAAATCATTCAGGATGGGTGAGAGCTTGCCCAATAGCCCAAAAGAAAATGGGCGAACTTCAATGTAGCCCATGTTTGTGGCCACTTTTTTCTCTGGGAAAAGCACCTCAAGTTCGGTCTTGTCTTTGGCCATGATTAATCCTCTACCAGTTCTTCAATTGCCCGGTCTATCCCCACACCCCGCCGCTCAGCATCTTCCCGGATGTTGAGCAATTTTTTCGTTTGAACTTGCGGCTGAATCACATACACTATCAGCAATTTCCCATTTTTGGGAAGCAGAATATACGTTTTCTCTCCTTCCTTGGCAACCCGATATTTGCCCTGAAAACGGGCTAGAGCGCCTCGCAGTCCAGCTTTGCCCACTCTCCCCAGCCCGAATAATTTGGCATTATCGGTAGGAATTACGAGCTTAGAATTGCGTCCAGCGATCGTTCTGGGAGTTTCAAAAACCTGCAAAAACGCGGGCTTAATCGACACAATACTAGCTGGTCCCAACTTACCCCTGGGCGGGAAGTCTCGGACTTTCACGCCCCCTACTTTTTTCTTGAACCTTGTGCGCAATTGTTTTTTAACATCCTGGGCAAATAGCCGCGATCGCTCGCCCAGCACAGCTAGGGTAGCGGACTCCAGATTTTTAACTTTGGAGTTCAAATATCGCGTTATTGCGTCAGAAACTGCCATTAAAAATAATCATAGTAGTAGTAACTTTGCGATTGATCGGCTTGAAGTCCATCGTAGAGGATGTCAAGGTTAACCGCGAGACTTGCGACGCTTGACTCATCGGTCAGCAATTCAAGTTCAGAATCCGGTATCAGCACCACTTTGGGCGCGTGCAGGACAATACTCTTGTTGTTGAGAGTATTGATGCCATTAAACCGCAGCCAGCGATACTGGACAGCTTCCGACAAGCCAGTGACGCGCGTTTTTACACCTGCAGTATAATCTGCGAAAACGCTTGCGCCAGGCGGAAAAGAGGCGTTATTGAGGATGCGGATAATCCCATATTTGAGATCTACGGAGTAGTGAGCGGCTGGAAGAGCAGCACCTCCTGATGTTGCTGCCAGTTTGGTAAACGTGGTGATATTTGCGTTTTTGAGGAGCAGGTAATTTTCTCCTCCTGTGACAACTGGAATAGGCTCGTTTGTCACCACGGTTGCGGATGCGTCCGTGGTCAATTTGCCCAGTTGCGCCATGGCTAGGTTTTTAGCTTCCAGGTTTTCCAGGGTCAGGCTGATGGTCGCAGTCCGCTGTCCAAACAGCTTCAGGTCTTTGTTGCGCTTGCCCGTGTAGCTCTCAATATGGTCGCTGGATTCCATCTGGGCTTGGAGGCTGGCCGGGTTTACGTTGCCAATAAATCGCCAGTTCTGGGCATTGCCTTGGGCGTCACGATCGCCAAGGTAAAAGGCACCCTGCATCTGTAAATATTCGTTCTGAAAACCTGAGGGGGATGTCATCGCTAGACCCTATTGACGTGCTGGATCAAGCGTAACTTGATACAGTTCCCGACGGAATTTATAGTCAAAACTCACCGTCACCTGAACGGCCAGCTTGCCCGCTGCGTCTATGTTTTTGGAGGTTGAACGCAGTACCGGGGTAAAACACAGTCCGCCCAATGTCTTGTTTTGAGCCACGCATCGGATGATGTCATCAATGAGCCTGCACGACAGCTCAACCATGGACAGCCCCTCAACCTCAAAGCTCAGTGCCTGAATCTCGATGGGCAGCGTGTATTCGTGTTTTTGGTTGACCTGACTGATGGTTTGGGCGTTGTCTCCTGGCTGGTCGAAGATCGCGATCGCGCCTGGTCCATCATAGTCCAGCGGTATTTCCTGCCAGTACAGGATTTTTTGCCCGATGTCTGCTGTGTAGCCGTTGGCGATCGTGATGGTGCTTAGTTGCTCAATAAGGGCTTTGAGGATTGCTTCCATGTGGGGCCAAGGTTAAAATGCTGGGGTGCCCCGCTTGAGACGGGGACTAACCTATATGAGGAAGTTCTCACAATGGCTGATTTGATTTTAAGCAAAGATTTGATCCAAGGGTTACTTAATTCCGCAGAATTCTTCCCAATCAACTTTGACGATGCGTGGCAATGGCTTGGGTATTCCAATTGTGACAACGCACTAAGAAAACTTAAAAAACACTTTTTTGCTGGGACAGATTTCAACTTCATCCAAGTTGATGAAGTTCAAAACGAAGGCGGGAGAAGGGTTTCAAGAAAAATAAACAAATATTCTTTGACCATTGATTGCTTCAAGCAATTGGGGATGCTGGCAGGCACCGAAAAAGGGAAAGAGGTTCGGAAATATTTTCTTGAGTGCGAACAAAGCCTTAAGGAGCTGACCCGACCAAAAACTGCTCTTGAGCTGGCCAAAGAGCAGGTGAAGTTGCTTGAAGCGATCGAAATCAAAGATCGAATGATTGCATTGCTTCAAGAAGACAATGAACGACAGGCTGAAGCCATTGATGAATTGTTTGAATACAGCTCAATCATCCGAATTGCCAAATTCAATGGATGCGCTGAAACCAAGTTTTCTTGGCACCAGCTCAAAGCAGCATCCCAGGCATTGGGCGTGGAAATCAAGAAAGTGCCTTGCCCACGGTTTGTGACTAAAAACCTGTATTCTCACGACGCTTGGAGATTGGCGTACCCCGACTACAAACTGCCGGAAACAACCACTATTACAATCGGCTAGATGTATCAGGGTAGACTACCCATAACTCTACCCTGATACCCACATGCTATACCGCGTCAAACCTGGCACCGCGATCGAGAACTTAGGCCGCAAGTATTTGGCAGGGGAAATCGTAGACCTGCCAGACAATCTCTACCAAAGTTATGCCGCATACCTGGACTTGGTGAAACCAAATTTTGACGGCGATCCAGAGGGAGTAGCAGACCTGTATCTCAAGCTGGCAGACAACCTTCCGCACACTTTCACGATCGGCTGGCATGACCGCAGTGTAGACATTGCCTCTATCTCCCAAGCAAACCCCGCAGTCATTACGACTACGGGCAATCACTGTTTTGCCACTGGGGACCGGGTTTGGTTGGCAGACACTGGCACTTGCCCATACCTGGGTGGACTGCAAACTGCAACTCGGATTAGCTCCACTCAGTTCAGCGTTGCGTTCAACGTCTCCCAGCATGGCTCAACTGGTATGGGCAAGGCGTTTGCGCCCAGGGACTTGACCGGGTATGCGTTTTCAGGGGGCATCTATAAGCCTGCCGTGACTCGGCAATACAAAACCACAGGGGCACTGGGCAGTATTAGTGCAGGACAGCGCCATATAACGCTGCGCGGGGAAAGCCCAGATTTTCCTTTTGCACCAGGCGATCGCATCCAGATTGATGGAGCCGTGAACGACGCCTTGGTGTTGGCAGTGGGCGGGATTAGGCAGGACTATCGGAATTTTGTACAAGATATCTATATTGATACTACGGCTGCTGGGAGCGCCCTGGATAAAGGTGTTGGGGGCTATTGGGATAGGCTGGGGAGCGTTGGCGGTGAATTAGTGTCTGCACTCTCGTTTAGTACGGTGCCTTTAGAAGGACAGATTCGGGTAACGACGCCTGCCTTGGCGCAAGGTTGCTATTTCCTTGAAGTGGACTTCGAAATTTCGCTCGTAAAACAGGCGTTAGTCCGTGGGCAACTGGAAATTACTGGATAGCAACAACCCCCGATCGCGTTCCGGAACTGGACAGTGATCGGGGGTTGTTTTTGGGGGCTTGCAGCGTCCCAAACTTATTCTCGGAGCAATAACTCCGTAAATTTTCCATCATCCTGTGGGCGTCGTTCGTCAATTGTAAACGATCGGCCATCCACTACGATGATTTGCCCATGCCGCAGGCTGTCCAGATCGCTGGTCAATCCGTAGGCCAAAATTTGCCGACCCTCGAAAACCTCCTGCAGGAGCTGATCATAGCCCTCATCAAAAATGACGGAAACTGCCCTACCATCAGGCAGGACAGCGTTAGACGCAAACTCGAATTGATTTAGAAAAACGTCAAATGGTTCCGTCAACATGGGCAGGTGGTTCTGGCTCTGGTACGGGTTCTAACTCGATATTGCCGTGTTCAGCATGGACGACGGCGGTATTATCGTCCAGCTCGGCATAGTCCCCAGGATTGTACTGGATGCCGCCATCCTGGAAAGTTTTCAGAACCTTATAGGTGCTCATTTTTTCTCCTTCTGGACAATCACAGGCTCAACCATGTGGGAGTACTGGAGATAGTCCTTGTCGGCAATCTCCAGCTCCTTTCCCTCAGTGTAAACCTCGTCAGAGTCTGGCTTGGGAACCGTATAACCCTTGCGTACCTTGTATTTCATAGCTATGAAGTTGCGTCGTTGAGTACAGTAAAATAAACAGGTCTGCGAACCTGAACATCGGTAGTGTGCAGCGCACGCAACTCAATATTGCCCGCAGCATAGCCTGTCCCGTAGGGATTGGGCAACAGGTCAAGCTGGCCCCATTCAAAAATGAGCAAGTTTGAGTAGTCCCCAAAAATCACACCGTTTAAGTTTGTCCCCGTCCCCTTGGTGAGGTTTCCGGGGACCTGGTTTGTCCGAAAAACTGGGTAGCCGTTAATGCTGCCAGGAGTTGAAGGCGTCAATCCATTAAAGGTAGACGCAGACCACAAGTAGTTATTGGTGGTGTCTTTGAGCTTTTTAAGGTTGCCAACAACCCGAGCGTTGGTGATATAGGCCATTGACCCTGCATCGGCATTATCCAGGGCAATCTCAGTTTCCATGTCGATCAGGTGATCCATGGTGAGTGCCCCGCCGTTGGTGCCGATCGCTACGGTATTTACGCCCACAGTCTGCATAATCCCGCGAGGCTGACCAGAGGTCCCAGACCCATTAAGAGCGGCTCTGTCCAGTTCCAAAGCAATAATCGCCAGAATGTCAGAGCGCACCAGATTTTCAATGTCTGGAGTCGATTGCAGCATCATCAGTCGAGTGATAGAGCTGAGTGCGCCTACTGTTTTAGGCCGCGCTGAGACCAGTTCAGTGGTCAAGTTTGTGTCTGATGGACCAGACCCTTCTGTGACCCAGAACGCTTGCCCAGAAGTTGCTTGACGAGGAATATCCAGGTTGCCTACGCATCCAGAAATATACTTGGCTCCCGCTTGGCGGACAACCAGTTTATTGCGCAGCATCTCAATAAACATTTCTGGACGCAGGTCTGTGGCCACAATTTGGCCAACGTTGCCAGTCGTGATCAAAGCCCGCTGCATCTCCTGAGCGGCCCGCATGTCCACGCCCAGGTCGTTGATTGGCACGTAGAACCCTTTGGCAGGAGCACCAATTTTGTCAGCCAGCGCTCGGGAAACTTCCAGCTCAAAACCAGCCTCGGACCAGTCTTTGTCAACGTGGGCTTTGATTGCGCGCAACAAGGAGTATCGTTTCTCTTCCTTGCGGGAAAGCCCCAGCGTCAAATCTTCTTTGGGAGGCGCTGTGATGGGCGCGGTTTCTCGGTTGAGAATTAATTCGGCAAAGCTGGCGCGGACATCCTCGATTTTTGCGCCTTCTTCAATGGAGCGCTCTGCCAGCTCATTTGCAGCCTTGCCCAGTTTGTTGCCGTATTTCTGTTCCAGGACACGGATCGACGCAATGCGATCGCGCTCCTGTTTTGCGTACTGCGCAGTATCGATCGGGGTAGGTTTATTTTCGTCGTCCATGGTTCGGTCCTGTACTACTGCTGGCACTGTAGCTTGATACGCTTGTGGCACCCAAACAATAGATTCTGAGCTACGACCAAACCCAACCGTAGGATCTGCCGGAATACTGACAATCGAAACTTCAGACGCTGCCCATTCTGTGATTCGGACTGTCCCGACGTCTTTAGCGCTTTCCTCCCATTTCAGGATTTCGTACCGAAACGAGACATTGCGCAAAATACCCCGATCAATCTGATCCAAACGAGAAATTGCGGTGGGGTCTTTCTCGTCAAAGTGGGCCGTGCAATACCCGCGTTTGTTTCTAATAGACGCCTGCTCAACGACGCCCAATACTGTATCCATGTCGTGATTCCAGAGTAGGGGAGCCCCGTCATTGAGCCGTTCCAAATTGGCGTTTTTAGCGCCATGCATCAAAATTTCTGTCCCAAACCAGCGAACTACAGGTTGTTCGCTGGAGAAGGAAAAAGTGCGGCAATGTGGACAATCCCCTTCCTGCTCGGGAGCCATTGAGATTGCGCGCAGAAACGAATGCCCTTCAAGGTTGCGGAGCTTTTGCCCAGTTGTGACGGTCATGGTATCGGCTTCTAAACTGAGCGCAGCATAGCTTGATACGCCCATCAGAGCTCATCTTGCTCTTTTCCAAGTGCCGTGAGACGGGAGCCAAAGTCGAGTAGCCTGGAGGTCATTTGCGTCTTCTAACCTCCCCAAACGATTGCCCAACTCTATCAGGCTCCTTTCAATTTTTTTTAGCCCTTTAGCCACCTCTGGTGCAGGCTCACCCGCGCCCATGGGCGGTGCCGGATCTGGCAAAAACACATCCAGAAACAGGTCTTTACACAGCTCCTTCTCCTGTTTGAGTTGCTCTACGGTCTCTTCCAAGTCCAGGCCACGTTTGGCCAGCTCGTTGGTGAGGGTGCTCAAGCCCCCCTTGATGGCATCCTTGCATGCGGCAATGTCTTTTTGTGGATCCACCCAGTCAAACGTCTTTCCCGTAAACTTAGCCTTGCGATATTGCCTCTCCTGCAGCTCGTAGTTAGGGAGAGAGAGAGCCCCTGTAATATGCGCCTGATCTAACCAGGCGTGATACAGTGGCACCCGAAACGAATCAATCAGAAATTTCTGGATCAATCGATAGGCACTGTGCTCCTCTAATTTGGAGCTGCGTTCACTGGAGTAATTTGCTTCACTGTAGTCACGGGATACAGGCGCATACCCGACCCCAATGCCCGCAGCAAACCCTCTAAGCATGTGTTTGAGAAAGTCCCCCAACCCCGATTCAGGCGCAGTGGGCGAAAATCCCTGAAATTCCTCTCCCGGCTGCAATTGCATAATGGTGCCGGGTTCAAATTCAACCACGGTTCCAATGTTGGGGTTGCCCTCATCATCTTCCCCCGCTGGCCCAAATGGTTCGGGCTGGGGAGACTGGATAAACCCGGTGATTGCCGCCTGGGCGCGGGCTTTGACAACCTCTGCTTCCTCGTAATTGCCCAAGTGCTGCATTCGTTTGAGGGAGCTAACCAGCCAGGGTTTTCCGCGCATTTGCTTGGTGCGATCGCACACAAATAGATGCAAAATCTCTCCCGCTGGCACTGCGTCAGGCGCATCCTGCCATGGGTCAATAAACGCATCCTGAGGGTGGTTTCGGTAGATCCAATAATTAAGGGGGCGGTAATTTTTATCCACCTCAATTCCCTGAAAAATTCGCTCTCGCTGCCCTGCCCAGTGCATATCGGCAAGGCAATCTGGATCGATTACATCAATTGAGAGAGGAACGGGACTGCCGTCAAAACGCTCATCCACCAAACGGACAAGGACTTCGCCGTCAATGATAATCGTTCTCAGGATTAGGTGTTCGAGCTGCAGGAGAGTTAGTTTTCCGCCCGTGTGACACCATTTTGGGTTTTCTGCCCATTCGTTCCACAGGGCCTCGATTTGGTCGTTAATTTTTTGGTTTGTTTTACCACCCCTGACCTGGGGCACCTTTGCCTGAAACGTAATGCCTGACTCGCCCAGGACGTTATTACAGATTGATTGTACCGCTCCCCGAACATAGTCGTTATTGGTGGCCAGGTCTCTGGATCTGTATCGAGCAACGCGCAGCCCTGGTATTTGAGGACTGCCACCTGAAAACGTTGATGTGAGCCAATCTTGCAGTAATCGGCCGCTATCTGCGCCTTCGATGGCGTTATATCGGACTAATTGACGTTGTTTGGGGGTTCTCATGCCTTATTTTCGCATGATACATCACCAGCTATTTCTAAACGCAATTTTCGCAAACCTGCCTCCCGCGCCATTTGCCTTAAGTGCTATCTCCGCTTCCAACTCTGACTTGAGGCTGCGCAGTTCGGCCAGGGAATAATAAGAGAGCGATCGCCCACGGATTGAGTATGACTGCACGGGCTTAGCTGTGATCAGTGCTGAAATAGCCTGTTTGACGGCATTCAGTTGAGACTCCAGTGAGGTCAAGACAACGACCAGGCTGAATCCGCCGGAGTCAATGACTGAGTTATCCAGAGATTTCCTGAGTTCCCAGGTCCAATTAGTTTCGGTTTCTCGGGAAAAATCGGCACTGGTGCGCCATTTGTTATTGTCAATTTTGACGGAGCTGAGAAAAAACACCCAGTTAGGGGCCGTGCTGGGTTTCATTAACCAGTAAATTTGCTCAGGAGGGGTGTCTAGGGTTGTTTCCCAGACCTGTTTTGAAGAGATTAGCTCGTCTGGGATGCCGATCGTGTTAGCCATTAGTTTCGCCCAAAAAGTGATTTAACTTCGGATCGGTTGTACTGCAAGACTTCTTCAAGTTCTTCTGTTGTCCATTGAGAATAATGGACAATTCTTTGAAGCAGGTAGTCCGTATTATGCCCATTAAACGCGTCATTGAGAAGTTTATCGAGTCCTGTTTCTGCGAGAGAGGCAAGGATGACGATCGCCTTTATATTCTGTTTTGCAACTGCTTCATAAGTAACAAGCTTGGTAAAGTCGCTTGTGCTGATCGTTTTTAGGTCAGAAGCCCCGCGGACAAATTCTCTCTTGACTTGAGCTTCAACTAGACAACCTGTAAAGCCTGTAGCCTGCAAAGCTTTTAAGTGTTTTGGAGCCTTAGAAGGCAACCTGCCAAACCACTCTTTTGAATATCCCAGTGCCTGACTAGCTCCCGTAACCCCTAGCCTTCGTTCTCCGTTTGGCAGTTCATAGGCATCAATTAAAGCATTTTGACCAAAGGGAATTTGAATGCGGACTGCGTGAGATATACTTTCATTGTTCATCATGAGGTTGTTTCTCATTGGTGGATAGTCCCAACCTACACAGTTGGGCAACCCAAGTATAACCCCTCTGTACTGTGATCTCCAGAGGGGTTTGCGCTATTTACCCATCCATCCCTTTTTGGCCTCGCGCCTGACTGCACGCCGCTTCGATGGCGCGATCGGTTCCTCTTCCTTGGGTGCTGCCTCTGCCAATCGTTTCTCGTAGCGCTGCCAAAATCCTTTGTGGCTGCAGCCCAGTGAGTAGAGGGCAGCCAGGGCATAGATCTCACAGTCCAAAAACTCGTTCCTTACCCCTTGCTGAAGCACCCATTCCTGTTTTGCAAACCCTTTAACATAGCGGGTTTGCAGACTTTCAGAACAGATTTGCTGAAAGTAATCCTGCCCGACCTGATACCAGTGATAGGTGCCCGGCCCCTCCGTAAAGCGCAATCGGGCCATGAACTGACGCTTAGCCCCAAACACACCCACGGGCCAGAGCTTGATGCCCCCCTTGATCACCTTGCCTGATACCGTCACATCCTGAGCAGATGGCCGAACAATAATAGGCGTTGTCTCAACGCTGGAACCCTTGCTAGGCTTGATATTCACCTTGCTGGATAGAGTCCTGACCCGGTTGTAGACAGTCTGTGTAAATGCCGAACTGTCGATAAATGTGCAGTCAATGGGCAGGTCTACGGGTTTTTCTGCATGGGTAAATTTGCTCTGCAGCAGATCGGACAATTGTCCCCACACGTCATCTTTCTCAATATCCCCAAACAGTTCTGTGGCATAGACGAGCCAAGACTCCTCGCCCAATCCCCAGGCACGGACCACGATCGCAAGCCGGTCTTTCTGCACATCCACTCCAGCCGTCAGGAGTAGCCCACCTTTCGGCACAGTGAGCGGTTCATAGTTCTCAGTCCGTTCCCACAGCTCCATCCAGTCCAGCTTTTGGGCGTCCGGGTCTTCCCAGCACTCGCCCAGGACCGTGTTCACAAACACCTGCAGCTTCAGTTTGTCCTTGCCGCATTTTAAGAAATTGGTAACGATCTCGTTCAGGCTAACAAAGGGGCTGTAGGCTGCCCAGAGGTGGTAGCCGCGTCTCAGTTCAGATCCGGGCTGAGATTGGGCGGTGGGTTTCCACTCCCCTTTCTGGACAGCCCGTAGTCGTTCCGCTTCTGTCCAGTGGTGTTGGCAGTGGGGGCACTCGTACCAGGTTTTGCGCTCGTCCCCCTTGCCCTCCCACTTCACTTGGCCCCACACCAGGACCTGGGAGACTTTGCAGCCTGGACAAGCTACGTGATATTTGTGTTGCTCCGTGGACTCGTACAACGCCCAGATTGGGCTGGCATCTTTGAGGGTGGGAGTGCTGGTGATGAACAACTTGCGGTTCTTAAAGGTGGTGGTCCGGGTACGGGCCAGGGAATAGATGTCCCCTTCGCAGTTGGCGTTACAGCGATCTACCTCGTCAATCAGCACAACCCGGATCGGCTTGGAACTAAGCTGACTGGGTGACTGTGCGCCAACAAAGTTCAGCCGCCCGCCGGGGAAACGTTTTACAAATTTTGTGTTTTCAGACCCACGGCCTTTATAATCACTGACCAGCTCCTTAAGTACTGGCGTGGCCTGGATCATGGGCTCAAAACGATCGCGGCTTAGTTCCGTGCAAGTGGGCTCGTCTGGCAGTACAAAAAGCTGTGGAGATGGATCGTGGTGAATAAAATATCCAATTATCCCCAAAATGGACTCACTCTTCCCGACCTGGGCCGAACTGCAAAATATAATCTCCTCAACGTTTTCATTCATTAACCTATCCAGCGGCTCTCGCATATAGGGAACGCGATCGGTCCTCCACTGCCCAGGCTCTGCACTGGTCCCAAACCCGATCACTCGGTAAGTATCTGCCCAATCCGAAATAGTGAGCGCTGCCTGTGGGCGAAATTTTGTCCAGCCCTTTGCAAACAGCTCAACCGGGTTAACGGTATACTTCAGAACCGTAGCAGCCAATCCCTTTGACAACTTTTCTTGCGAGGTGGCGGTTGACACCAAATTGCTCTCCTACGAGTTGATAGTTATTGTACTCAGAATAGGCTCTGCGCATGGCCCTGGCCTGACCAGGCTCAACAAAAGGAGCCTGCATCCAGCGAGTAACCTGTTTATAGCAGCCCTGCCCACGAACCGCTCTGTGACAGGTTCGTAGCGGCACTTTCCACTTGGCGCTGATTGCGCGGTAACTGAGTCGTCTGGCACGATCGCGTCTCATGCCTAATACCACTGATCCATGCAATCGTCCCATGGCGTACCTCAATCACAGCAACGCTTCTAGTCAACTAATACTGCCCTAACCTCTCTCAAAAGAGGTATCAACCTTAAAATTGTAATAATTCTTAACTATTGAAGTCAAGATCAGCTAGGGAGTAAAGGGCAGCATGAACCTCCTTGCGAATTAATCTAGCTGCTTCATCGGGTTCCATGCCTGCCACCTGGGAGGCAATGCGATCGGCCATTACTTCAAGCTTTTTGCGGGCAGTGAGCACAGCTTCAGCAAGTAGATCTTCTACTCTTGATGCTTCTACCAGTTGCCCGGCAGCCTTTGCGACTTGCAACTCCACCTTGGACGCAGTTGCTTCCAGGCCACGGATTTTTGCTTCCTGCATGGGATTGGAGGCCTGCCTGCCAGGTAGGCGATCGGTTTTAGCAACCGCAAACACCTCTCGGATTAATGTCCCAATTTGATATTTACCCCTGGATTGAGGAGGGGAAATTAATCCTTCCAATTTCCAGCGGCTCATGGTCAGGTCATTAATCCCGCTCAATTTAGAAAATTGAGCCAAAGTTAAAGTTTGTGTTTCGTCAAACGCTTGTGCCATAAGGATTGTAGGATAT